CCTAAGAAACCACCTTTCTCTTTGATATCCTTAGTGATATATGCTGTCTTAGGATCATTAGCAGTATAACTTAACTTATATCCTTCCTTATCTGCCTGTACAACGTAAGATGTGTATGGTGTTATTGGGATGTCTAACTTAGGTAACTTACTTTCAGTTTTTCTACTAGCAATATATCCTATCATTCCCAGATGAGATACTGCAAATAAACTACCAACCACTCCAATTGATATCCATTTGATATCTAATTTCATAATAACCTCCTAGAATGGTGCTACTGGTAAAGCAGGACCAGTGGCATCAGGCATCATATCTGGAAGAGATCCAGTAACAGATCCTAACGCTGCTTCTGTAATTTTTGATTTGACGCTATCGATAATCGCGTCCTTGCGTATGAATACGTAACCACCAAGACCAACAACGGTGAGAGATACAATACCACTTGCAATAGCGATTCCATTAATCAGTTTTTGCATCGTTCATTTCCTCATAAGCATATTTCATTATATAGGCTATCAGAATTGTAACTGATATTACCAAGATCAGTACCATTATATTCACACCGTGAACTACGGTCATTTCTTGAATACACCTACTTTTGCAAGTAAGTAAATAGATAATGTTGTCCAGAAGACAACTTCCAATCCAATGTTATTCATGTTTTAAGAACTAATTTTTACTGCAGGAACTTCTAATTTGATAGTTTGAGTTGGTGCTGACTGTGTTGCTTTTTCAATTAGTTTCTCCATATCTGCTTTTGATATGTTTGGAGCATCACTGTTAGAACTCTTCTTCTTACCCCCAGCTTGGACACCGAAAGTAGCTGTAACTCCCGTAAACACTGAAGCTATAAAGGTCGGATCAATTTTGTCTTGTTCCCATCCAGGTATTGTAACATAATTTAATGTCAATATTCCACCAGACCAGATCAAGATACCTAATCGTACAAACGTACTAAGAATAGCAAGTTGCTCTTCCTTGTCGTCCATTGCATCTTTAAGTTTGCCAATAGGACCTTTAGGTTTCTCAACTTTAGTATCTGCCATAGTTATATTTTAATGCTGCTTTATTTATCAAGTTCAACTTCTTCTGTTTTTGCTTCTTTACCTACAGGTGTTGGTTCAACATCTGAAGATGGTGCTACCCTTCCTAAGTATGGGTCATAATCAAATAAACCATCTAAAGTTTTTGAATCCAACTGAGGTGCTTGTTGATCCCAAAAGTTCTTAACACCCATGTAACTACTACGATGGAAAACATCAACATGCTCTGGGTGAATTGAAGAACCCAAAGGAATATGATAAAGCATCAATGGCATAGCATAAGATTTACCAGGATTATAAAGTAAGTCATCAGCAACTGGACGTGGTTTGACTCCACTATCAAGTTTCCATTTACCATTACGTCTTTCATGAAAACGCATGAGTTTCTCTGCATGGGATCTACGAATAGCATAACAGGCAGTAGAGAAATCATTTACAAATCTTTCATGAAGTCTTGCATGAATAGTTGTAGTACTAATAATTGCCATCTGGAAAATGTCCCAGTCATAAGGTAACTTAGATATAACATGTTTCCAATTAAATCTCCAAGATTTTACAATACTCATATCACAATCATCTTCCATCATGATTGCATACTCACTATCAGATGTTTCTAACCAAGTCTTGATTGCCTTAAGGTGAGAAGTAACACATCCAATTTCACCAGAGGTCATCATCTCAGGATACCTACCAGCAAGTACATCACTAAGGTCATCATCTCTACCATCATATGCAGAAATTCTGGTTACGTCAGTGAGTTCCCATTCTTTAAATTGAGATTGCATGTATTCCCATCTCTCTGGTTGACCATCAAGATTGATACAGTAGACAGGACCAAATCCTCTTAGTTTTTCTACTGCTTTATTTTTAATTACTGGTGGTGGTAGTTCTTGAAACATAGTATGGAAGATTAGTAATGTAGTCTTTTAGTTGGTGTTTATCAAATCTTTGGGTCTTTTCCCATTCCTTATTATTATGATCCATGTGTGGGTTATTGAACCAAGAGTTTTCAGTTCGGGAATGTTCTAAGTGGTATACTGTATTACCACACCTCTGTACATTATACCCTAACTTTTTGAATCTGTGGTATCTTTCAACATCTTCTGGTGCATATGCCCTGAAGTTTTCATTCTCCATGCCACCCTCAATGTAAGACTTAGTATTAAAGAATTGACAAAATCCATATTGTGCGTCATAAGGAGTAGATACATCGATCAAGGTTCTGAAATCGAAATTATTATTTAAGAAATTAGAGACGACTTCATCGGTTGCGTTTACTCTTTGTTGAGCAGTTCCTCTTGCATATGGATACACAAGATCAGCACCTTCCCTAATTAATTTATATGCTTCTTTATAGGAGGTTTTAGGAAGTAAAATATCTGTATCATAATTTACAACAACAGAAGTCTCTACCTCCATCAACATATCATTGAGAACCTTTTGTCTATGAAACAATGGTTCATCAGTTTGAATAAAGGAATGATGAATATTAAAAATATCACCCTCACAATATTCTTCAATTTGTGGAAGAGCAGAAGTAAAAAATATAGATTCTTTATCATGCTCATGTATAATAAAGTTTGTATCAAATATTGTGTTTAGATAGCACAAAGATGTAATGACATTCCTAAGTCTGTCATCAGATTCAATCCTTACAGGAATAATAAAAGTTACATCTTTTAAATTATCTTTCATCTGGTTTACCATACTTATGCCAAAGGTATTCAATTTCTTCTTTATTAATTAACCAAGAAGTTCCATCCTCTGGATTTGAAAACTGACCATCATATTTTGTATTAGCACTTACTCTATCATCATGCTCTCTTATAGAAACAATAGTCTTATCAATAATCTTTGGTAAACCAAACGAAGAATAAAGACGTTGGTAGAAATCAGTGTCCATAAACAAGTCTACATTATCATCAAAGAATTCAGTAATTTCTGTTCTGAATGTAATGACAGATGGATTACCAATCAGGTTGTTTCCTTCAAGTTGAAACTTTGCCCATTTAGGTGTCCTCTCTCTAAAGTATTCTTTAGTATTCTTAGTGTGGTTGTAACCACATGCTGCCCATTTTGATCCATCTGACATGGCATTGACAATAGTTTCTAGAGCAAGATTAGAATAGAAGAAATCATCCATAAACATAATCTTAGTGATATCTCCTGAAGCAAGTGATAATGCTACGTTGATGTTAGGAGAGATTCTACCTCTTCCATAGAAGTTGCGAACATATCTAATCTCAATGGCATCAGAGTATGCCTCACATACAGTCATAATATCATTGTTTTTACTATGATCAGATACAATGACTTCAAAATCTTGATAGGACTGACCTTTAATTGTTCCTAACAATTCATTTAAATATTCATGTCCGTGTCCACCTGCCTCATGGGTAGGAATACAAATAGAAACTCTCATAATTTTATCCAAGTATCGGGTATAATGTCTTGCGTATTATTTGCTGCTGTATATCCTTCAGTTCCAAACCATCTATTAGGTGCAATAATCTGTTCACTCTTAGATAAGAAAGCACCCCACCAACTGAAGGAACTATTAGCAATGATGTGGTGTGTACACATAGTCATCAAACACATATCAATTAAATTATCACCTGATTCAGAAACCATAAATCTATTACCTGAGAAAAGTTTTTCTTTCATACACCACTCAGGTTCATCAGAGAAAACAAGTACAGGTATTTTAGCATCAAACTTTGATAATGCTTTCTCATAATACTCCATTGAACATGGTGGATGATCAACTGCCTTCTCAACATAGTCAGTTCTACGAACATGAAGTGAAATAATCTCATCAAAATCTTCCATCATTTCTTTACAAGGTTCAAGAACATCTTTTTTAAATGTGAAGTCTTGACGTATACTATCTTCAATGTCAGAGAAATACTTATAAGTTTGAAAATAACCAAACAAGTTTACATTGTCTGGGCAGTTATCAACATACTCTTGATCATAATGAAACTGTTTCTCTTGATGATATGTACCAGGAATAAATGTTTTTGATTTTAAATTAGGAAGAGTAAATGCTTCAAATAATTGATGATCGTGCCACTCATCTTTAAAGGTGCAATCAGGGATAGTAAATTCATATCCATGTTTATTAGCAATACCTCTCAAGGCAGCATACTGAAACATCTGATTACCAAGTCGTCCATGCCGACCAATATGATTAAAACCGATCATAAGAATTTCAGGAGATTGTTTACACGATTGATGAAGGTATGGTTTTCTTTAACATAAGTCATTGCTGCCTTCATGTCAACTGTTCTATTTACCTCTGCATTTAAAAGGTTTTCATACAAAGTATGAGGTGTACCACCAAACACAATGTGATCTCCTAATGCTCTTTTCACCAGTGGAGAATTAGTACCAGTAATTCTACCATAACTAATATTCTTAAACATTCTACACGGAATGTATCCACATTGCAAGTGCCAATCACTTCTAAAGTCAGGACATAAAAACGAAGATCTAATTAAGTTCCTATTCTCTTCATCAGATGCATTCTGAGTATAAACATCAAACTGAACCTGGTGCTTTTCATTCATAATATTTGCGAACTCTTGTGCCCACCATGGTCCTTGTTCATAGAGCATTGCAACATAATTTACTTTCTTTCTGGTAGGTACGAATTCAACATAATCATCAGTATCAATTTCATCTGGTAGAAGATCAGTTCCCCAACATTGATAAATTGATCTTGTAGATTCATCCCAATAAGTAAGATCGGCAACCTTCTCATGGATCTCTTCTTGAGGAAGATAGTTACCAAGTTTTATAATATTCTCATATGGAATACCTTGATCAACCAACTCTTGTGTGGGAAGATGATGAGTAATATATTTACAATCTTTTCTGATTGGCATACCTGCCTTCACAGAATCTTCTACAAAAATTACAGAGTTTGATACGTCTACACTATCTACGTCAGTAGTATCAACCCAATGTGTTTCCCAACCAAGTTTCTTGAATGCTCTGTAGTATCCGTTCTGAACGTAACTATGAGTTGAGGTATGAAGTTTATGTGCCCAAATAATAACTTTGTTCATCGTAATGAAGGGGGTAATGTATAGTGAAATACGAAAGGAGTTAGTCCTTTGTTCTCTGGAAGGTCTCTTTCATATGAGAACCTTGCTGCAACTTCTACAGGAGCATATTTACATCCTTGTTCTTCATATAGATGTCTGTTATGAACACAGATATTTCCATCTTCATTAAACAAACCAGCGTCCATGTGCTTATAAAAGTCTCCTTGGTTTACATCCCATGGGATGACAACTTTATTAGGAACATCCATTAGTTTTTTACTGCGGAGAGAAACTCCACCATTTCCAACTCTTTGATGATTACCAAAAGGATCGATGTATGCATTCTCAGACCATGCCCATGGTGCACCAATGTAATCATACTCTAGGAATTCATCAGTCCATGCTTCAGGATTGACAACAAACCCATGATCCTGAATGATCAACATGTGGTTTGTTTCAATGTGCTGTCCAATGTTATAGATCATGTAAAAACTATAATCATCAATACTACGAATAGGATAAATCATCTCCTCAACGTTGATCACACTAGGTAGACCTGAGGGGACTTTATCCTTTTCACTGATTAGTTTTACATCACCAAATTTGATGTGTTCAGTACTTTCCATAAGGGCAGAGATGTGCCCTTCCATACGCATGTTAGTTAATGCTACTAACGTTACATCTTTTAGATCAAGCATAGTATGGACTCTTCTTCTTATACTCTTGATATTCTACTCTACAATCATAACCTTTGCAAAGGTTACCTTCTCTATCCATATACGTCCAGTTATCAACGATTGAATCATCAGGTCTCCACCATCCATCAGATTTATTCCAATCAAACCAATATCTAGGAGAGATAACAACATTTGAAACATCATTCAACCAGACTGGCCAAAAACAAAAAGTAGATGCACTCATAATAATATACTTTGCCTTGTTTAGAATAGAGTAATCAATTCCAATAGGACCACCAGGATACTTATACCAACCAATACTACCCTGTAGTTCATCTTTCTCTTCATCGATAGCAGATCCAATTACCTCAGCATCAGGAATATACTTCTTTGCAGCACCAGGATCATCAGTAACAACATAGAATTTTAAATTATAATTACCAGTAACGTGTCTCATATTATCCATTGCCATAGAATAATATTCTGGAGGAAGCACAGATGCACCAGTTAGATAATCACCACCACGAAATTGAATAATACAACAGTCATGACAATC